CGGTCCCGTAATCACAATCGTTGTCGTGGTCTGGCAATTCCATAATAGAGTTAGCGACAAGATCGAAAAACGCTTTGAACACGTAAGCCAAAGATTTGATCGAGTCGAACAACGCGCCGATAGAATCGAAGAACGGATGTCAATGATCGAACAGAATCTGGCAGAAGTAAAGGGTATGGTCCGCGCCTTTATCAACGGCAAAGATTAAATGATCCGTCCTTCCGCAGAGTGCATTATATCCGCACTCTCAATCAGCGGTGTCTCTGCACCTTCGTCTCAACCGAGTAGTAAAGCAATTCCGATAGTTACCGCCCACAATAAAACTGCTGTTATTGCTAACTTTGTTACGTTTGCCATGATATTCTCCTTTCTATAAATATCCCCTACTCTTTCTATCGGGATGGTCAATGGCGAAGTTCGCCATTGACATTTATGATGCCGGCTCCAGATAGAATCTGCCATGTGCTTCGACAACGACAGTTTCGTTTGCTTGCGAGTTGAAATCGAATCCGATGTTTAAGCTGCCTTTTGTGAATGGAGCCACATCGGTAGCACTAGTCGTGAGGAGCAACCCGCCGGCGAGCGCACCAACGCGGTCGTCGGTGGTGTCGTTGGGATTGTTTGTGCGATAGCGGACATTGGCTGAACCGTAGAAATCAGTGATATTGAATCCTGAAAATGTTGGGAATGTTAGATCGAGATCAAGCGTTTCGCCGCCGACTGTCGGTGTGATTTCAAACCGACTTTGGAAATCGACGATATTGCCAACGCGCATCCACGATGCGTCATAGAGAGTCATTGTCGCCCCACTGTTCGCAGTTTGATCGATCCTGATGTTGTCGATTGTCGGCGTCCATGAGCCGGAGGCGATGGCTTGTAGCGAAAGTGATTCAAGGATTTGTGCGGCTGTTACTGTGCCGCCTCCACCGTCACCACTGCCTCTATTGATTTTGCCGTTAACGAGTATACCTGAAACCCAGTTCATCTAAAACTCCTCCTCAATCTCGCCACGGTACTCATTCAGAGAGAGTAAGACGGGAAATCGCGGATAGACCCTATCCAATTCAAAAAGATTCGCCCCGTCCTCGTCGTCGCCACTGGCTTCCGCCGTTTCGCGCAGATGGCTCATATGCTTCTCCATGAGCCCCCGAATCTTTTGCACCCGATCTTTATAGCTAACCGCGGTGTATGCGTTGCCGACCCGAAACACACTTTCACGGATTGCCAATCGCACCGTGTCCATCATGAGATATGCCGCATGATAGACAACGATCAACTTCGCACGTTCATTCTGTTCCGTCGTAAACGAGGCGTACCCCGGAAACATGTCCTTGACTTCGAGGTTCGCCTCGTCTACAAATTCCTCGACGGTCGCATCGGGCAGCATCCTATCCGTCAATCGGTGATCGATTTTGTGGCGGACTTCGTCAGGATTGAGCTGAACATTATGGAGAATGGAGATCATTGTGGCAGCACCTCTAGGTTTTCAGATAGCCACGACAGTTGATTTTCTTGAAAAACGGCATCCCGTCCACACCGAAATATACCGCCTTGTTCATCGGTATTGGCGTCGGATCCGTATATTCGTACATATAATAAGAAGCCATATTGTCAGCGTGCGGCGATTCCGCCACGCCCCACCGATAATGGTCTCCAGGGGTCAAAAGGAACACATCATCGGGATCCACGAACGGACGATGCCACGTCACATAATCGCCTCGCTTATAATCGTGCGTGAGGTTGGCATTAAGTGTTACGGTGCTACCGCTGATCGATGCGACCTCGCCCAGTTCTGCGGCTTGTGCGTTTGCTGCACCGGTCGCGGTCGATACCCCGATCACCACCGAGTCCCCAGCCGCCAGATCTGCCAATTCGCCGTCCGTCCCCATGGTGAGGGTGATATCCGCGCCGCTACTCACATCCGCAGCCAATCGATCGCGCTGCGGGTAGGTGCCTTCTGAGACCACCGTTCTCATGCCAAGAAAGCGGCCCTCTGGCAGCTCTAAGGAACGGGTAATCCCAACGCCAGTCGGTGTGCGTTGGACCCATTCGTGGTATGCCTCGCACTGGATGATATTGGTCTCGACATGCGCGCCCATTAGCATCAGATCCGGTTGCGGTGCACCATGTTTCCGCATGACCCGTTTCATGTCCTCAATATCGCCAATCGGATCCGCACTGCGGTGATTTGTCCATTGCGGCCGGTTCGCATCGGTACTGAGATCAAAAGTCAAGCTCGGCGAATGGTTATACTTAATATCAACCGTGCCCGCGATATCTTCATACCGAACCTTGATCGTGCCAACAAGCGCATCAACCGCCAACTTCGCCATCGTGATGTCGATGCTTTTACGCGCTTCGACTGCCCGCTGCTCGACCTGCGCGTCAACCATCAACGATTGGTTCGCGCCGGATGAACCGAGCATCCGCGTTTCGGTCAGTGCCCGCTCGTTCATGAGATATTTCGCTCGCCAGTACGGCGCTCTGAATTTCCGCTGCGTAAGATCGCCCCACGGAATCTCATGTACCGTTTCGTCTTGTCCATGCGCTCTGAGTAAGCCGCTAGGACCGACCGCATCGTCAATCTTAATATATGTGCTCGTCACCGGTTCGATCGGACATATACCCATATCACCGATAAACATCTGCGTTTCGGGCGTATAGTCCATCTCGTTCATCGCTTGCATGAGCACAAAACGCTGAAAATCGTCTAACCTGCCTGAACTTAACATTGTGATTTATCCTCCTCAGGGAAATGACAGGCTTACGCCGTCGTGAGCGTAAACTCGTCATTTCCTTATCCAGCGATTCTTTTAAATCGAGTCAAATGGTGCTTTATGTGCGTCAGTTTCAAAACCGGTTTTGTCCGCTGCGAGATTAAATCGAAGCTGATCGCGGCGGATCACGCCACCGACACCGACATGCGCCTGTTGGTTGCCGTCAGAGATGTCGTCAATAATCTCAAGTAAAATCACGCAATCTTCTTCATTTTGCGTGCCGTTTATCGCATCCGTATCGTAATGCGAGTAGAGACCGCCCGTTGTTCGTTTGCCGAGAACCATGCCCGGCATCAATTTGGTTGAATTATTGCCGCCACTCTTCCCGCCGTCCCGCGCGGTTGAAGCGACCATCACGTACAGCGATTGGTAGCCTTCATATTTTAAAAAACCGGCTTCTTCTTTGATCGTTGCTGCAAATCCGACATTATTCATCGATCTTCTCCTTAGAAAGAATTTAACGCAAGGTCGCAAAGGTGCAATGCCGCAAGGAAGAAAATTATTAAATATTTTGCCCTTGCGTCCTAGCGTCTTTGCGTTGCTTTTTCTTCTACTCCGTCATGTGCTGAATGCCGTTTTTATTTGAAGATTCGGGGTTCGGTGCAGAGAGGCGTGCCTTTTTCTGCATCTTCACGCCGGCTTTCTTCAAATTCTCAACGACGGTATTTGCGTCCGCATTCGCTTGCTGCTGCGCGGTCACATGTCCCATCTCGGTAAACTGTTCGCCTGCGTTGGGTGCTGCGCTTTTAAGCGCGGTTTCCAAAATGTGCTGCGCATGTTCGACGAGCGGCTTGGTGGATGTCGTGACGTTGTTGTTATCGTCCGCAACGTTTAGCGATACCGGTTCCTGCACCTCCGCGAGCAATCCGAGGAACGATGTCAAGAGCGGTGCCACTTTGGGTTGCAATAGCCCTTTTTCTGTGAGTGATGTGACATAGAGCTGACACTGCTTGGTACGATATTCCGCAGTGCGGGCTTCTTCGCTTGCACGAAGCGACGCATTTTCGTTTTGCGCTTCATCGAGCTTGCCCTGCATTTCATCGAGCCTCGATTGCATTTGTGCGACCGCTTCATTCGATTCTTGAAGTTGCGTTTCTAACGTTTTATCTGACATGAGTGACCCTCCTAAATTTGTAAAATTCTGAATTGAATCGATCAATCCGAGCTGTTGCGCCTCGATCGGTTGCCATACTTGCCCGGTCGAGACCGCCTCCATCTGCGCATCGCTTAAACCGCGTGCGGACTGGATGCGTCCCCCGACCGCTACCATAATTTCGTCGCAGGTGCGTTGCGCCTCTTCAGTCAGTTTATCTGAGACCGCCCCATCTGCGCCGAGCCCTTTGTATTCGCCGGTGCTGACCACCGTTAGCTTGAGTCCCATATCCTCGAGTGCCTGTGTGTCGTCGATCAGTACAATGAACGCCCCGATGCTTCCAACATAAGCTCCCTCCGAGGCGATGACCTCCGAACACTGAGAGACAAGCGCGTAGCCGGCGCTGCACGCATAATCACTAATAAAACCGATGACCCGTTTCTCCTGAGTGATGTCCCGAATCCGATCCATGCACGAAACCAAGCCGGACGATGTACCGCCGAATGAGCTAAGTTTTAGAATGATCGTATTAATATCGCCACGCGCAGCAAGATGCGTCAGCGCGTTCTCAATTTCGGCATAGGTCGGCGCGACGGGACCCTCATGGCCCGAGGGCGGTGGGTGTTTCAGTAGCACGCCGTCCACAGTGAAAACCGCCACATCGTCACGGATCTCGGTGTATGGATCGCTCCCCGGCTCGTATCGCTCTGCCAATTCAGGATAGACCGCTTGCAGATCGCTGCCCGCGGCGACATAGCGGTTCAGCATCCAGTACAGATAGCGGCCCGTCCGCTTTTCAATCGCCCACGGCACCGCGAGATCGGGCAGATACGCGATAATCGATTTATTCATCTGTGTCTCCTTGGTCCACGTTTCGGGTCTCATTCTCCCGTTTCTCAAATCCGTGTTTCTCGCGAATCCACGGATTATCGTCTTCTGCGCTTAGGACGCCGCTACTGATATAGTCCGTGATGATATCCGCCCACATCTGATCGTCCTCCGTGTCCACCGGATTGTATGAAAATATCGGATAGGCGACGACATCCATAAAGTTGCGGTTCACCAGCGGCTCAATTATCTGCTTATTGATGATGTAAGCGTGTTCCCGCTGGATCGCAGCGATCACTTCAATCAAGAATGTACGAATCTGACCCACGCTCATCGCTTTGCTGCCCACCCGATCCCCCTCGCTCAGCATCAATTGCGGGACAAGCACTGAGAGCAGAATTTGTCTGGATCGATACCGTTGATGTCGCTCATACGCCGCATACCCCTGCGTGCTCCATGTCTGCTCAAGAAATTTCACGTCGGTCAGCTGATCGTCAAGGATAATACCGGTCTCGCCCTGAAACTTTTTGAGCATATCCGTAAATTCTTTGCGCTGACGCTTACTCAGCGCACCCTGGGTGGTGCCCACCAGGAGCGGCATCACATACCGCTTGAGTGCCGCGGGCCACGATTCGTCGATGACTGCTTGGGCGAACACATGCGAGAACGCCGGCACCAGATCCGACACGCCCATCGGGTTATCGCTGGTCGCTTGATAACCGTAGTAGACCAGCTTCCAACGCGGAATAAGCAACGGTCCGCCCTTCTGGTTCTGCAGGAAACCTTCTATCTCACCTTTTTCATCTATGCTGATATCGAAATCATAGACCGGCTTGTCGCGGATGACCTTATATCGCCACAAACCGCTCCATTCACCCTCCTTGATCGGTTCGTACACCTTTTCAGCGAGCGAGAACCCGAACTTGAGTGCGCTCAGCCCATGCCTAAGCACAGGTTCAAATCCGCCGGGCAATCCCATCAGCACGGATCGGACAAAATCGCCTTGCTGCTGCTGATTCCCGTCATTGGTCTCATTGTTCGTAATCTGCCAGCCGTGACTCAGCACAGAAAGCGTCTTGATTAAGATTGCCGCTTTCGCATCCGCACTCGTCCGCGTCATCGTCTCGAATACGCGGTGCCCCTTCCGGCGCGCATATTCGATCGGATCGGTGATAAACTGTGTGGAAAGCCAGTTTGCGAACGCCCACGCATTGACCAGCGCGACCTCCTGTGAGGCGCGGACCCGTTTTTTTTTCATCGGCAAATATCGGGTAAGAAAGCCACCGGATTGGATCAGATTCAATCGATTCTCCTGTAAAAAATAATATGCAAATATTGAAATTAACTATGAATGATGGGCATAACAGCAAGCTGAAAAAGGTATAAAAGAGCGTGTTATGCGCTGTATAACACGCCTGTTTTTGTCGATCAAGTAATTGTTTGATCGAACGAAACCAAATCGCTTAAAACGGCGATTTGAGACGTTGTTTCCGCGTGTCGCGGTGAAATTGAAATTCACATCTGTTTAGATGCTGAATCGAAAGGGTTAGCTTCACGAATGTTAATCGTAAGGTCCCATCGCGGTCAGGGCCAGACAATCGAGTACATCCGTTGAAACGCCCCCCGTTTTTTCTTTGATCTCATCTTTGCTCTGTGCCAAGATTTTGCCTTGTGGCATCGAATAATCGACAGCGGGCATCTCGGTAAAAAGTTCGTCGCACGGCGGAACAGCAAGCGGAACTGGGTGTCCTTCGCAGAGCCGCAAGAGCCGAAGCAAAAGCTCCGTGCGTTTGTTTGCGACTTCGTAGAGCCCCGATTTGTCACGATATTCGCTTCGTGACCCGGCGTTGACGCCAACAACATTGACACCCGCGGCGACCAGTGCATCGTACGGAGACGCCCCGATCCCACCGACATCCACGAACACCATCACCTCATCGCGGTTCGGGAGATGATCCATCTCTTTCAAAATGAGCTGGGCGACATGACCACCGGTGGGCGTTTCGCTGCCGGGATAGATGATGAATTCATCGACCCACTCATTATAGCGTTTGCCGATCACCGTCCGATTCGCACCACCACGCGCGGGGTCACAGCCGATGACCGTCAGTTCCGGCGGTTGCGTGTCTCCAAAAAATTCCGCCATCGGTTTCCAACGATCTGTCAGCATCTTGATATGCCGCTGCTCAAATATCTGCCACGCGCCGTCCTCCAGCCCTGCCATGAAATCGCCATCTTTGAGCTGGCGACGTAACGTTGTGGGCAATTGATCTAACCGCGCTTCGTAGCGAGCGCCGAGTTCGGGATTCTCATCGCGGTCCGCAAAAAAGAAGGTGCGCGATTCGAGATAGATGCGTTCGCCTTCATGTTCAAGATAAACCTGATGCCCATCCCGGATCAGCCGTTCATCGTCATCTCGAAAAATGGTCTCTTTTCCATCAACGAGCCCGTACCACCGCCATTCGCCCTCCGCTGCGGGATCGGGATAGTTCCTGTCGATCCAAGGAGCGAACCGATCAATGATCCAACGCCCTTTGACCGTCCGGGGCGGATTGAAAAAGAAGTAAGCCTGCTGCCGCCCTTTGGTTTCGTCGCCACGCATCCACGCGAGCACCGACATCACTTCATCTTCTCGAAGCTGCGCGGCTTCATCGAAAACCATCGCGTCCCATTCGTTGCCGGTGTACCGCTCAAAATCGCCCTGATTTTTCAGTGCGCCAAGCTTCAGCCTGCCACCTTTATGGAACCACCACGTGTATTCCGTCGCGCCCTTCCAGTCTGCCACCCCTCCGAAAATCATTTTGCCTTTCGGGATGACGCTGTTCGTCATCTGCGAAAATTCGGAGCGAAACATTATCGTGTGATCGTGCTTCAAATACGCAAGTCCATAAGTTGTGTAGCTTTTGTTGCTGCCTGCCTCGCCGCCGTAGCCGATCATGTCTGCGCCGCAATTCATGACCGCCGCCTGCCGACCGGGACGCGGTACAAAAATTTGCAGTTCCTGACCCGCGCTGATCCGCTCTATGTCGTTATCAATTTCGGATTCAAACGCCTCGAAGTCGATCATCTACTTTCCTTTGCGGCATCGATAACCTTTTGGAGCAAATATGCCCACTGGGTGCCGTAATCGCGTTCAAAGATCTTCAAAAATGCCTCAACATCGTATTCGAGCGGACCGTATTTTTCGGGCATCCGTCGCTCCAGCCACCGCCATGCGTCTGCTGCTTTCTGACGAGCAATCTCTATCCTTTCAACTTCGTTCCCATCCTTATCATATTTTGTCCGCGTTTCGATATCGCCGTCTTTGACTCGCTCTTCCCAAATCGCGGCGGCTTCAGCCTCCGCGGCGTCGAATCGTTGGGCAAACGCAAAATCTTTTCCGCGGGTCGCTTTCCTGCCACGCAGCACACGCTGGGCGAGCGTGATCGGTTTGATACCGTGTCGGAGGGCGGTTTCTTTTGTCGTCTTGCCGCTGGCAATATCTGCGAGGATCTTGTCATCAATTTCATCATTGAACACGCTCGGGCGTGCCATTATAATTTCTCTATATTCAGCGTGATTTTTAGTTTGTTGGACAGATCAACGGTTGACGCCTCATCAATAATCGCTCCCATCCACCCACTTTTGGTCTCGCCGCCGAAAATCGCCAAGTTCCCCGTCGCGATCAGATGCTGTTTGCTGTGCAGCGTCGCATAAGAGAGCGTGTCTGCTGCGCTCGAAATTGGGAACATGCCCATCAGTGCGGCACGATCGTCGAAATTAAAGGAGGGGACGGTATTCGCAGCGCCATAGCCGACTTGACTCGGTTTCTTTGAGAAAAAATAGAGTGTCATCTCCGGCGCATCATTGATGTCCCAAAAAACGCCCAGCTGCCGAAGCCTTGATGCCGAGCCGGCACGGAAGGTCAATGCGCTCAACTCTACGAGATCAAAAAGCACATCGCCAGCTGCATAGTTTGAAGCACTCAAATTTGGAGTAATCTCAACAAGAGCGTTATTAACTTTCATCAAAAACCTCAATTTGGATTAAAAGGATGCGCCCCCGTAGGGACCTATCGGGCGGCGCATCCATAGAAAGTAAAAAATTGGTCGTGCAGAAATGATAGCATACAGATCACCCAAAAAACTGTGTCAGTTTTGGGACAAAACTGGGTCACTTCTGACCCAAAACTGACCCACAAAAATATGGTATAATAAAGATATGCGCACACCACTTGACAATCCCTTCAAAGTTTGTTTAGATGACGCGCAAGCAGAATTGGTGCGTGATCTCTCTAGCCGACACAATATCTCATTCGCAGAAGCTATCCGTGTCTGTATCGATCACTACATTATCCTCGACGCGGAGCGCGCCGACCGGCACAACAACAACGGCGGAGAAAATGAGAAACGAGATTTACACTGAAGAGTATCGCGCGCATACTATCAAGATCTTCAAGAGCGGAAAGTGCTTGTCCGGCGAAGTCCATGACGGCAACCGACGCCGATACACATCAACCGCTAGCGAGAACGGAGATCCACACCTTCTCCGACATCTCCGCTGGTGGATCAATAGCCGATTGAGCAGGTCCAAGAAGTAACGCAATCCTATAAAATGAAAAAGCCCCTCCCTCGATACCGGGGAAGGGGCTTTTTTATGCAAAAAAAACGCTTGACAAGTTTTGCAGAATTTGAGATAATACCCACGTCTGTCTGAGAGGAAGGATCGCTACACCGCCAACCCGGTGGTGCCTGACTCGCCCCTACACCACGCCCCCTTTAGCGAGGGGGCGGTAGGGTTATCTTTACAGACAGCATTTAGACAGAGAAAGGATAGACACTCCCATGACCAAGCAGTATACCCCCAGCGAAGTGCACCAGCACGCCGAACTCGCCGGCATCCGTCCCACACTCCAAAACCTCCGTCGCACCCAGAACGCGCTCCAAATCGTTGACCGCGGCGGTATCACCAAAGTCCGTAAAGGTGCGATCCTCCCCGGAGAACGTGCGTTCACCGTCCCGTCCCAGTCCACCGATTCCCACTACGATGTCTCAATCTATGATGTGTCGGGCAGAGCTGTCTGCTCATGCCCGGATACCCATACGCCCTGCAAGCATATCATCGCCGTCCGCATCTTTGATGCGCGGGAGGTCGAGGCGGCGTGGGCGGATTTTGTGATTGAGGATACGTGGCACATTCAGAAGCAGACGGTGAGCGAGTGGCTTGAACTGTTTGCTTAAACTCTCAACCCGCCGGGGGCTTCGGCTCCCGGCATCACCTACAAAGGAGAACCGATGCCATGAAAAACTTCAAATATCAACAGGTGGACATTACCTGTATTGTTCAGAGCGATTTGGATGTGCAAAAACTTGCTGAAACCATCAACACACTTGGCAATATCTATATCGAAAAGATGCAGACGTATCAGAACGAGATTTACTTGAACCGTATGGAACGCAAACCACACAAAATCTACGAACCTCGATTGGATGTGCTTTTTTATAGCGATCATCTTTTCACGCACGCGGACATTATTGAGTTACGGAATGTTCACTTTTAGGGCGCTTTTCTGTTGACCTCCATGTGTAAATGTGCTATAATGGCACAATACAACATAGGAGGAAAATGATGAATATCGTTAGTATGTATGAGCGGTTTCCCACACATCACGATTGCCTCTTATTCCTAGAGGAATTGAGATGGAAAGGTAAGCCTCAGTGTCCATATTGTAAGTCCGCGAAAGTGAAAGCCCGCAACCATGAGAAAGATCGTCGTCGCCGGTGGTGGTGCAACGGCTGTGATAGATCGTTTAGTGTTACAGTCAACACGATTCTGCATGGCACACATCTCCCACTTCAGAAATGGTTTTTAGCCGTTATCATTCTGGTGAATGCGAAGAAAAGCGTAAGCAGTCATCAACTCTCCCGCGATTTAGACATCCCCGTTAAAACTGCATACTCCCTCTCCCAACGAATCCGAAAGGGGATGCTTGGTGCTACCATGCCGTTACTACAAGGCATCGTAGAGATGGATGAAACCTATGTAGGTGGTAAGCCACGCTACAAAGGCGAAAGCAAACCCGGCAGAGGCACTAAGAAAACCCCAGTCATTGGTGCAGTTGAACGCGAGGGCAATGTGATTGCCGAGCCTATCGTTCACTCAAAGGTGAACACGGCAGAGATTCGGAAGTTTCTGCTTCGTTTTGTCGATGGGCAGCGAACCCACTTAATCTCTGATGAATTTTCGGGTTATCTGGGCGTTGGTCCCTTCGTGCAAGCCCACGATACTATCAATCATTCTGAAACCTATGTTGATGGTGATGTTCACACCAACTCGATTGAAAGTTTCTGGGCACTTGTCAAGCGAGCCCATTATGGGCAACATCATCATTACAGCAAAGAGTATATGCACCTCTACATCGGAGAGGCGTGTTTCAAGTATAACAATCGCAAGCAGATAAAACGCGGTAGTGCTGGAATGGTGTTTGATAATCTCCTGTCTACAATGTTGAGTAGGAGGTCTTAGAATGTTCCGTTTCGTTGATCTCTTTTGTGGTATTGGCGGTTTCCGAGTTGCCCTACAACGCGAGGGCATGGAGTGTGTCTTTTCGTCTGATATTGATCCCTATGTCCAAGATGTCTATGAAGATAACTTCGGGGAACGCCCTCTCGGTGATATTACTGGCATTCAAGAAGATGAAATCCCCGAACACGACATCCTTTGTGCTGGTTTCCCCTGTCAATCGTTTAGCCGTTCAGGAAACCGACTAGGACTTGCAGATAAACGCGGCAGGCTATTCTACGATATTGTTCGCATAGCCAAGCACCATAAGCCGTTGGTCTTGCTCCTAGAGAATGTCAAAACAATTCTCACATTGGATAATGGCAAGGTTATCAGCACAATCGAAAACAGACTTGATCGGATTGGCTACCGGGTTCATTATCATGTGCTTAACTCAAGTGAGTATGGCATTCCACAGAAGCGTGAGCGTGTTTATTTCGCCTGTCTCCGCAAGGATGCACCTCTGAAGTATCAAACCCCTACCCCCTCTCGAAAAGTTTGCTCTGTGGCTGATATTCTGCTACCTAACGATCAGTGTGATAATTTGATTGTCAATCGCCCGGATATTCACATCACGAAGGACGATCTCTTTGGGGCGTTAGCGCCCATCCGCATTGGCTATCTCAACAAGGGCGGTCAAGGTGAACGCATCTATTCCACAAAGGGACACGCTATCACCCTTTCTGCCAATGGAGGCGGTGTCGGTGCAAGGACGGGGCTTTACCTCGTTGATGATAAGGTTCGGAAATTACACATCACCGAAGCCAAGCGATTGATGGGCTTCGATGAGGCACACAAAGTCAGTTCAGGAATACAAGGCTACAAACAACTGGGAAACGCGGTAATCCCACAGATGATCAATAATGTCTACGAAGGAATAAGGGTAACTTAATGGCTGCCAATCGCACAAATACAGTTCAAGGTCGTAATGTAGAACACCTGTTTGCCAATAGCGTAGCAGATCACCCGCGAGCGTTTAATGCAATGATTAAATCGGTCGGCATACCTCAAGACGCTACCTATCTGGAGGGTGAAGTCGTTGGAGGACGGCATCGCAAAGCCGATGTGATACTTCACTTCGCCGAATCGCTTAGAACAATCTCCATGCACCCCTCCGAGCGAAGATTGCAACTTCGGTGTTCCGTCAAGTCTTTTACCGGTGCCGGATATAATCACATTGAGCGGAGGCGGTTATCCGAGTTCTGTTCACGAAACCAGATAGTCAAAGCGGATGAAGACTTCCTAGAGACACTTATCAAACGAAAATCACTTGATCCTCGCAATACAGCACTTGTTTTGCCCGGAGAGAGAGAGAAAGTTCGCCAAATCTTTTCACCCATCGAAGTGGGTATGTCTGCCTTAATCGGCAACGATCACCCCCAAATCCTTGTCCTGTTTTCAATAGAACAGAGCCGATTTCACATCTACAATATGGCACAATCGGTAGAGCCTCATATCCGAAGCAGTAATATCGGATTCACCCCGCGTTCATCGAATATCAAAATCGGAGAATATATTGTTGTGCAACGCAAGGGCAGTAGCAAGGAGGCTGGCGGACGGGCTGATGATATACAGATTAAAATGCTTGTCCGAAAGTTCTTTGATGAGATCACGCCAACCTGCTACTACCAACTATCAGCGCCCTAAAAGTGAACATTCCGTTGAGTTATGCAATTCATGCGACGGTATTTTCCACATTGAAACATTAAACATTGAGTATTGCGCCAGCATTCAACCGGGCACAGCCGGTTATACCGAATATTCGTCGGTCATGCAGAAATTGGCGGCGAGTAAACCGTAAAAAAAACGCCGTTGTGGGTTTATGCAACGTTGCCCACAGCGGCGCGAGGGGGCGCAGTTTCCTGCGCTCTACCAATGATTTGATCTATCGGCACATAAGCCCCGTAAAACGGGATTACGTGCCTTTTTAAGGAGATCTACATGAAACATTTGTTATTCATACTTTTCACGCTCATCTTACTAACTGCGTGTAGCGACGATTCGCCCGTCACCACACCCGAACCCAACAAACCACCCGTGATTGACCGGATTGTTCTGCCCGCATCGGTCGAGGCGAACCAAACCGTGACACTGCAAGTGCTTGCCAGAGACACCGACACAGACAAGCTCACGATCATCTGGGAGGCGTCCGAAGGGACTGTAGACAAAACGGTCTGGACCGCACCGAACCGCGCAACACAGGTGGTTGTGTCGGTCCATGTCAGCGACAGAACCAATCCGACGGTCACGCTGACCAAAAACGTGACGGTCATCAAACCATCCCAACCCGTTGAACCTCCACCGACGGAGATTCAACCTCCCACACCTACCCCTGAGCCGCCCACCCCTCAGCCGCAGCCCACGCCCGAACCTCCGCTCCCTGAACCCAAGCCTGATCCTATTAAAGCCTTTCAGCCGGGCATCCAACCCGGTGTCGGTATCGCAGCGATTCGGGTGGGTGCTACACTAGCAGAAGTGGAGGCGATTCACGGCAAAAGCGAATTTAGAGGAGAAGGGGTTTTTAGGTATGAAGCACTAGGCATTAGTTTCGCCATGACAAACAATAGAGTTAGTACGATACTGCTTGTTGCAGATAAATTAAATTTAAAAACAGAGGGAGGGCTTGGCATAGGAAGCCGTCGAGCAGATGTTGAAAGAGAATTCGGACGGGAAGAGCGGGTTTCAGTTATTGAAGGGCGCCTTGTGTTTTGGCATTCGGCCAAAGGGATTAGCTTTACGTATAATCAAAATGATAGAGTTGATAGAATTATCGTTTTTAAGCCGATACGATGAGCCAACTTCCCCCAGAAAGGAGAGGATATGACAACAAAACACCGACAAAGCAAGTCGATGGGCAACCCCGCAGACTATCGACACCGAGACCCCGGCGACCCATGGCCACCCGACTACGTAAGGATCAACCACCTCGAAGAACGGGTCAGCGAACTCGAACACCTCGTCAACCAGATACTCCACGAAGTCACCAAAAAGTCATCAAACGACAAAAAGGTAGAGAAAACGAAAAAACACCAGAAAGAAACGCAGCAAAACAAAGCGACTGCCAAAGCCAACAACCAAGAAGCTGCTGACCGGCTAAAAACCCTCATGCAAGACGGCAAAGAACGAACCGAAGCAGAGATACGGGAGGAACTGGGACTATCGAAAGGGATGTTCCGCAGAGCCAAAGGTCTTTCAAACTGCTTGATGGACGATGGCAATGTAGAAAAGGAGGAACGCCTCTATTTTATAAACCTGCAAACAGACTAATTTTTATATTGACGCAAAATTGGCAATTCCCTATAATTATGAGCGTCTCCGAAAGGAGACTAGGTAGAGTTGCTGACTGGCAATCCGACCCTACCTAGCCGAGGAAGTGTGGATTTATTCAGTTTGCCACACAGCCTCACAGATTAATTATAACGATTATAAGATCCTAGCACAATTACCAAAATAAACGAAAATAGAGAAATTGTGTTACGATTTTGTGAATTCGTTATAAAAATTACAAAAAGGGTTGCCATTTTCACGTGGCGACCCTTTTTTATTACACATCAACCTGTTAGCGGAAGGTGGACATAAAAAAGCCCAGGTGAGCCACACCCGGGCTTTCCACTGCTTACCTTTACCACCAAGCAAAGGGGATTTGAAATGCACATAATCCAACCCACTCACAAAGGAGGGAGTTCTTTTATGCGACTCAATCCAACCCTACAAGGAGGGCTTTTTTCATGAGTAAAAACAATTCTACCACCCCCACCAAAACAAGTCAACTAGAAATTTCCCCTATTTCCCCTGTCGAGGAAAAAATCGTCACCTGCAAAATCAGCGATATTATCCTCGACCCGAAGATCAACACCCGCGAAATCGACAGTGAGATTGTCGTCGAATACAAAGAGGCGATAGAAGGCTACGGCGCGGCATGGCAGGACCGCTGGAACGAGCTATTTCGCATCACAGAGAGCAATCACCTTTGGTCTGGCGCACACACCTTCTGCGCTGCACGTCTCGTTTTCGGAAACAACGGCAGAATCCGCTGCGTCATCGAGGGCGAGAATGAACGGGACGCGTACTTCCTCGCCACCCGCACCAACGCCCAGCACGGCAGACGCCGCACCAACGCGGAGAAGGAAACTGCGGTCTTACGCTGGCTTGAAGATGAATTGATGTGCGAATGGACAGATGGCTTTATCGCAGGCAAATGTGCCGTTAGCGATCGCTTCGTTGGCAAATGCCGACTCCGAACTGTTCGGAGTCAACCCACCAAACGTAAGTTCATCAACGCCAAGGGCGAAATTGAGTGGATGCACACCTCCCGCATCGGCGCAAACCCAACTCCGGCACCCGCACCTCCCAACGAGGCTGATAACAACGATGAACACCGCCAGCAACTCCTCGATGACACCTTCAACCTCTATATCCGTGGCGTTTGCAAGCACCTGCGTTCCCTTGATGCGGATCTACACGACGCCCGCGAGCAATCCATCCACAAGCAGTACCCGATACTCAAGGAATGGAATCAACGCGAACAACTCCCTACCTCCCGACTGGAATTGATGAAGTCAGAACTGGAAACACTCAAGAAAGACCTCGAAACCAACGGGGACAAACAGTTTATCTCTACAGAAGCGAAAGAAGCCCCAGATCTGCAAGGGCTGAAGGAGGAAATTTACGATTTGCTTGACAATGGGGATCAGATTTATGCGCCAAAGTTGGCACACACTTACACTGTCCCTCTGAGCGAAGTTGAACTCATAATCAGGCAAGCGACGGCAGATCATGAGATGGAGCAAGCGGAAAAGCGCAAGGAAGCCCTGATGAACGAATACAACGACCTAAGTTCCACGGGTTGGGCAACGTGGGATAAACACCTGAAGCGGTTCATCAGTTGGGACGGGCTTTTTGCTTCCGCGCAATCGAATTGGATTGCGCTAAAGGATTCGCACGACTACAGTCCAGCGGATGATTCAGAGGAATCGCTGAAGCTGCAAATTGCAATCTGGAAGAATTTCAACACCGACTTGGCTTATGTCGTTGACGGCGATTCTGACAGAGGAAATATCTGGCTAAATAATCTACTCACTATTGACGTTGAGCCAACGACAACTGAGGGTACGAAGGTAGACGACAAGTCCCCTCGCACCCTATCGATGGAGGAGGTCGAGTCCTCGTATGCTGACATTGAGAGTGAGCTAACTGATTTGCCCGAAGATGCACAGGTGCAGGTCAGGCAGTTCCTCAAAGTCCACTACAATGCGTATCCAACGTACAGTTGGCGCGACAAACTCAAGTTAGACGCGCTTGAGACGTTGGCAGAGACATTAGACCATATCTGCCGTGGGATCAAGGAAAAGGGGTTGGAGGCGTTTGGGCTGTCAGCCCCTCCAAAGGAACCCACCCTCCTCCAAATCGAACCTGTAGCCATATCAGACGCTGAAGCCAAAACCGCCGCCAATCAAAGTGGTGCGACCGACCAGATGCTTTCTGGCTACATCGACGATGTGAAGGACTCAATTGACCACTTGCTAGCGACCGAGCAAGTCCCGTTGGTCATCAAATATCCCGCAGAAGAACTCTTGCAAGCGATCGACAAATGGTTTTTAACATTGGACGGAAAGGAGGAATCCGATGCGCAAACCGAAACCCCGCTACGTGAATAATTCAGCAGTCAAACTTCAGTCCCGTCAACGTGAACTCGCCCAGAAGCAGAAAGATCTGCTCAAACGCGCCGCGGACGCAATCAAAGCGTCCCGCAAACTCAGAGGAGAAAAATCTTAATGGCAAAGAAAAGAAAACGGAGCAAGAAGCGAGAATCGTCAACTGGGATAACAATCCCCGCAGGTATCACCCGTCCTGTTTCTGCAAGAGATCTTTCCGAATCGACAGGCTTATCCGTTGAGAAGTGCCAACAATCGCTCGACGAACTGGTGGAAGCTGGTATATTGGAGAAGTTAGAACAGGAGCCTATGTCAGGAAAGTTTTGCTATCAAATCGTTGGTTATCAAACTCAGTACTTGCAACGACTTCGACGGATGGGGGTAATCAGATGAGATCAGACGAAAACACCGCTAAAATCCCCGACCGGTATTTTTCGGCATTTTTACAAACAATTGGTCAAGATTTGAAAGACGCCGGACTCCGCGGCTCGGTTAACCATATCGCTCGTGCGATTTGCGACTTCACGAAACTGAGCCAAGAAGTTCAAATTGGAGGCAGTACATACCATGACGGGCAAACGCATCCCGTTTCATACAATCAGATAGCCGACGCAGCGGACAGATCGCGCAGCACCGTGACACGCGCAGTCAGGAAAATGCTCGACGCCGGCGTTTTGGAAAAAAAGCAAGAATTTTCGCGCGGTCTTAATGTCTTCAGATTCACCGCTTACGATAAACTTCACGCCCGAATCGCGGCAGATCCGTCGATAGTGCAAGAGACCCATGCCTATCAATTTGTGCCTCCTGCCCCCGAACTTCCCGCCGAGGAAGAAGCTAGCATCACAGAAGATCCGCCCCTAGGGTCAGAAAGCCCCTCTGCTAGGGTCAGAATGAACCACAATAAAGAGTTTAAAGAATTTAAAGACCCCCATCCAACCGTTTCTGGTAACGCAGCAGCTAGTGCAGATCCCATGCCAACAGCGGAGGGGGAGGGGGGCGCAGTTGAAAATTCTCAAAAACAGGAAATCCCTGCATCCGCACCGGGTCCCGGGAACGAAGAAAAAAAGAATTCGCTAAGGGAAAAAGGTGATTTATCCCTTTCGCCAAAGCTTTTGGCCCAAGAATTCCACGAGCTTTTCGGACCGGAGGAACCTACCGAACGGTTGTTGAACGTTTCCGCTCTGGATTTCTTCCGCCGCGCCCCTGACGGCACGCACAGCGGTATCCTGATGGATTTAATGGACGACGAGAAGCTCCGTGAACGGTTCCCCGACTCCAAAGCCCGTGGTCAAGCCTGCGTCTTGGTGGTGCGACGTGCGTTTAAGATTCTGCTCAAGACCTGCGACGAATGGGGCGAACTCAAATCGCCTCGTTTCCTCAACACCCCGACCGGTCAACGCGCGATCTCAAAAGCGAGGAAGGAGGTCTGTCGTCCGTCCCTTGCCGTCGATGAGCCAAGCGAGGCTCAATCTATCTCCGAATCACTTAAATCCATCAATCCAGAACCAGAGCCGAGTGAACCAGATTCTGCCAACGATGAACCCAAACAATTTGCCTTTCCGCTCAAGAACTCCAAAGCCAAAGCGTGGGATCGCGACCATACCGACGAGCCATTGGACCCGGATATACAAGCTCTACTTGAGCGCGTCCAAAGCGGCACACCGCCGCCCGGTATGGACGACGAACCTAATTTCAAGAAAGCCAAACCGCTAAGGGGTGCGAAAAAGGGCTTAACATGACCACGCAGACCTACAAAGGTTGCCGAATCGAACGCGACGCCCGCTTCCGCTGGTGCGATGTCTATCAGCTCCACGACAAAGATTCGGCCTTCCCTACGAAACAGCACCTGACCCGCACCAAAACGCTCAAGGATGCCAAAGACTGGATTAACAAACGCACCCAAAAGGAGGTAGCGGATGACACGTTGTAAAAAATGCGGAGAACCCATCAACTGGATAACCACCCAAAACGGCAAGAAGATGCCGACCAACCCCGGCGCGGTCACCATCTGCACAGCGGAGGGAAAAGTGGTATCGGGCTTCATTCCGCACTGGGACACTTGCCCACACGCAGACGATTTCCGTGAGCAGGTAAAACCCAGCGAACGTTCCCAAGCAACCAACCAGCTTCACTTGCCGATCAGATAGTCGGCAGTCTAACGCAAAAGAAAGGAGTATTTTCATGGACGCACAACTGAAGAAGATTCAGATAACCCCAGCAAAGTTCAACAAAGAGGGCGAGATTGAAAAAGAGGAATTCGCCACACTCACCTTCGAGGTCGCCCTCGACACCATCACGCAACGCGAAGCCGTGGTTGCGTTGATGTCGGTTCTGAGTCGCGAATACGTTGTGTTGGAGGTTGACCCGATGCAAAAGACAATGGAGGGTGTGGCATGAGCTATTCACCGTCAAGAGCCATCCGTCACCAAACCTTGACGGAGGAAGGCAAACGAGAATTTGGATATATCTTTCCGAGTGGGACTGTGCCGTGCCGCGACAATGGGGTGCCCAGCGGCGCACAGTTAGCAGGATTGGACGAGACACAGGAAATATTCTACGTTGATTGGCGTTCTCTGGATGCGGATCAACAATCACAGATTCTGGATTGTATGCAAGCCAAGTTCGACGCTCCGCGATCGGTTATTGAGGAACAGTTGGTTGCCGATGGCCACTTCCCCATCCGCTCCCAATTTGTCGTTTTTGCTATGGATATGAGATTTTTTTAGGAGGAGCTGAATGCGAATCGGCAGATTGATGGACTTTAAGATTGTAAGGGCGTTTGACAAGCACATCGAAAAGATTCAAGCGTATCCCGTCCTCGATGTCCCGAATATCGGGATCCAGTTGATGGTGCACCGCCGCCAACAGGGCAGGGGCTGGGCGGTTTCCGAATGGACCACCGGACAACGGATTGATTTGCCCGTAGCGACCGTCACCCGCCGAGAGACCGCGGCACAGATGGCGATCGACAAAGTTAGGACGTTACCGCCGGGCAAATTGGAGGCGTTACTCGCGGACGCGCCGAAGGTCAATAAGGAGGTCAAATAGTGGATACTGTTATGTGTTTGGAATGTTATGGCTGGGGTATTATCATCACATGCTGTGACGATCTATGCCAAAGCGAAAGTGGTTGCATTCATGGCGACGGCGACGAAATCTGTGGCGAATGCGACGGCGAAGGGTGGGTAGATCTGCCGGAGGAAGATGTATGCCAATGGTAAGCCAACATTGTTATGAATGTGGCGAAGATATTTGCTATGAAATGGACGATTTTGAGGCTGAAGTATACTTCTTAGAAAACCCGCATATTAGTAGAGATGTAGATTTCGTCACACTACCGCCGATGCCATGTTCGAAATGCGATCAAGCGTATTACACGATGATCGCACACGCCCAGATGAATGAGGATGATTGTTTTTAGTCTGTTAATCACAATGAATACATATCGTCGTGCGTTGATAGATTTTTGGCTTGAGATTGGAAAATTGGAGAAGGTTCACGATGGCAGAAGATGGTGGTATATCTTCAAAAGAGATGACGACGCAGATTGTGTGCTATCCACCTCATGGAATGAATTCTTCAAAATGTTCAATCTTTATAACGAAATCGCATTCAATGGCAAAGTGTTGCGTCCGGAGTATTTGTCCTTTCAGCCGTTTGACCCGTGGCGAAACCCATTTTTTAGAGCAGATATTCAGCGGCTTGCACAAATCACAGCAGAAGTGCTTGCGTGTTTGAATGAAGGAGATTAATCAATGAATACCGCAGTACATAGGCAAACCACGGGCGGATATTTTTGGCTTTCAAATAACCGCCGTTGGGCTTCGGTCATTGTAAATATCGCCCCGCATCCATTTATGAAAGCACATTTATTTCATACCGCCAATGACCAAGACAAAAAAATTGGGAGGAATGAGTTAATTCCAAAATTGGCATCTATTTTTTTACAATAGATTTTCTAAATTTGTAGAGATTAATCCGAAATTCTTGCACAATGATTTAGACCGTCTCAAACACCATCGCCCCCGACGCTCCACCGTCGAAATTAAAGTCCTGGGTCTGATAGAAATCGAATGGCGAAGTGATTACGCACCGATGCGTGTCCGCCTCCCTGCCGTCCGGGATCAACGTCAAAATCTTATTCGATGCCGCCGCATCCGTCATCCGTGCATCAATCTGACGCAATATCCGGACCTTCTCCCAGCTTAACCGTCGCCATTCAAAAGCAAAGCTCCCCACAATCTTTCCCAACGCAGAGAAGCTGCTCTCATCCCCGACCACCTGCTCGTTCGGTGTGAACCGATACGGCGTCTCGCGCTCTGCCTCGCTCTCCAACGTAATCTCCTCAAAATACGCCCGTAGATCTGTCCACACTACCGTCCCCGTCCCCTCGAAACTAAATGTCAACGTTCCCGGTGCACGATTGCCGAACACCAGCAGGTTGTAGCCGTCATGCAGCTCAAACCGTGTCCCCGCGACCGTGCACGCGGTATAGTCCGTCTGGTTGAGATGTAACGCGCCGACCTCACCGCTGAATCCGGAGAGCGTGAGTCCGCTTCGTGTGAATGTTACCGGCTGTCCAAGAAACATAGCTAATTTTCCTTTCTCGTGGGTTGGGAGGGAGGATAAGATTTGCGCGGAGGGGCGCGATTTCGTATGATCTACCATACGGTGGACTAAAAGGCATACCGCCCACCTACGGCGCAGGAGGGCGGTTTTTAAGTCTCTATCAGCGTCGCCGTCCGCTCACGCAATATGATCTGACCTGTCAACCCATCTTTCCTCGACCTGCCTTCATACCGGAACGAAAAATCGCTCTCCCACCGCACCTGAAAGAAATCCTCGATAACCTGACGGATCGGATACACACCGAATTGGAGGTTCCGCCCCACACTTGCCGCCCAAACACTTCGCAGTAACGCCACACTCGCCTCGTCAAGGCTTTTCCAACTTAACGTAATATCCGCTCTCCCACCGCCAAACCCCAACGGCTGGAAGTTAATCAAGTCCCCACTCGCAGCGCGTTCAAAGATTCCCTTGTGCCGCGCGGTCCGCCAGACCGGTCGCTTTTCTGGGGCATCAAAATCGAGTAGCAGTTTCGACAGATACACCTCGTAAATCCCGCCCGTCCCCGTGAAGTTCAGTCGCCAATGCTGGCTCGTTGCCTCCGTGAATTCCGCATACAGATAGCCGTCCGCGGGGATTGTCCAACTCCCCGTGCTCGTCCACGGATTTCCGTGTTGCACTGAAACGGCGGTATAACCCGTTGCCCGCAGCCATACCGCGCTCGCTGTCCGGGTTTCACCCGCGCCGGCATCAAGCGTCAGCGTTGGGTCGGACTGCGTGCTGTTGATTAGCGTCTGCTTGTCGTTATCGACCGCAAACGTCGGGGACGCTGCGCCGCTGAACGACAAGGACGCGTAATCTTGGAGAAAGATGGAAGGTTCTAACAAACGCACGTTAATCGACCTCCCTCAAAATCAGTTCCGTCTGAAACCGCCGTAAATCTTGGGACTGACGCACCAGCGCGTATTTCTTGAAATCGACGTTCACACCACCGCCCGCTTTCACGACAACCAACTCCCCCAAATCTAAATTCACATCGATCGGCACACGCGCTTTCAGCAGTTCTCGTTCCGATTTGTATCGAGGCAGATACAGATTCAGCAGGTAATCTCTCCATGCAGCATTTTCCGCGGTCAGCAATTCGGCATCGATGCTCAGCGTGAATTCACCGTGCATGTCGGTAGATGCCGCGTCTGATTTCTGTACCGTACCGCCGGCATAATTGATGCGGATATTGTTATAGAGGTTCGCTATGTCCAAATACTTCTGATCAATATCCAGCAACGAGGCATCCGTATCAAGAATCAGGGAGGCAACGAAGTAGACTAACGCGCCCGCGCTATGCGCCGCTGCGGTGCTCCCCTCCTGTGCCCGCGTAACACCGGACAGGGTAATCCCATCCGTGTCTGCCGTCCTGCCTGTATACCGAAACAGTTCTTTATCAATTATACACAGACCCGCCGGGAAATCGGAGACTTCCACATCGTCGATCGCTATCGACGCCGCACCCGACGCAGCGATCGCGGTCCGCAGTGTCCCCTTCCGAACCGAGGGCGGGCGTAAATATACCAAACTGTTCGCGCTCCAGTCACTCACCCCCGAATGCGCCGTCTTAAAAGCCGACACCACTTCAGCCGCTGGACCGAAGCCGAGTTCCCAGCCCAAGAGTTGCGCTAACTCTTGTGCCAAGCCCCAATAGTTTTTGCCCGCGGTCTTGAATTCGGGGATTTTAGACGCAAGCGTGTCGCCCCACTGCAGCAGATGGAAATTGGACAGGTAATAGATCGGTGCTTCGATAGATTGGCGAGGGAGGTTGTTGGTTGTCAAAAACGGCGAGCCGTACCCGGCGGCGAAACGGAGGTTACCATCTACGCTTACCATATTCGACATCATCGTGTTGAAAAGTCCGTAGCCGTCATAAATCTCACTGTCCGGGTTTGGCGAATCCGCTTTCGTCGCGCCCTGCCACGCAATACCGTGATCCGTAATATCTCCGTTAGATTCAATCTCAATGAGATGGCCGCCTTCGTTGGGGTAGTGCCGCTCATCGTCGGGGATGGTGTCGTCCGCAGGGTCAGACTTTGGTAAGCGCACCCAGCCGCCCTCGAGGTAGAAATAGCGGTTACCAATTCGAGCTGGTGAGCGCGGGCCGAGCAGTGGGTTGGTGTATGTCTTTCGCACCACCCGCGTCCCCCCGTCTTTCGGCAGTTCGCACAGTTCGGCTTTGCCCGCGATGTCGCCCTCGGACTGATAATCGAGTGTAAAATACCATTTAGATCGGTCGTCGGCTAAGATGACATCAGAGACAGAGACGGGGTAAAGGTCATCGCCGCTGGTTGAGGTGAATGTCTCAGTAAAGATTTCGATCTGTGTGCCGAGCGGTTGGACTTGCCTGCGATAAACCTTGAGCGTCGCCGAACTGAAAACAGCGCCCGAAAAGGTGTAATTGACGACAAAGGCGTAGACATGGAGACTGGTAGCGCGTTCGTCCACCCAGAAGTCCATTGAGTATGGCAGACCTCGGTTATCCCCGGAAAAAGTTTCAGTGTAAACGTTGGTAATTACATCGTCGGTTTCATTGTATATCGCAATGCTAGCACTGCCAACTTGAACACGACGATAAAAAATAAGGGTTTTATTGTTACGTTGAATAACTTTGAAATTTTTACGATTATCAGCGAGCCTCCGATTCTCGGTGACAAAATCGTAAGGCATCGCAAGTTGAGGCTGCCCTTTGTCGGGATCGAGAAGCGTTGTCCATGCGTCTTGATTGCGATCGTATTTGTAAATTCTGACACGGTTGAATGTCGTATCAAAAAGCACATCGCCTGTGATCGTATTTGTGGCAAGGACATAGATATATCGTGAATCATTAAAATCAAATTGATACGGTGTGAAATTATGATAATTTAGATCTGCTACAATTGAAAATACGCTAATTCCCCCAAAGTCACTCAAATACGTATACAACTTATTTCCGATGACTTGTACGACCGTTGCGCGTGTGTTACTATTTCTGTGAGATTGCACCACGAATCGTCTATTTGTAACTTCAACACCGCCATACGTAAACACTCTGATATCGTTATCGATTGCGGGCTGGCCTCCGCTCGCAGGCAAATTTGGTCCAAGCGTATAAATAAAGTTGGCAGTCGCCTCAATCCCCCTTACCGCAGCAGGATTATTTGGGAGGGCAAATCCTTCGTTTGGATATGCAGTGCCATTATGATCTATGAATCTGACGTTCTCGTTTGCATCAACAAGTATAATCCGGTTCAACGTAACCGCTATGCGATGGATACCAAAAACCTGCCCAAAATTATCCAGAATAGTCCGCGCAGGAATAAAACGAGTCGGACGCGGGTTTGGCGATAAATCGATAATCGCTATTGCGCTTGTCCCAGAATGTCCAATCGTATAACTATACAGCATAAACATATCATTATTCAGTATTTTAATATCAAGAATGGCTTGTGATTGTAATCTTCCTTGGATTGTTATCCCATCGTTCGGCGCACGCCCCGGATGTCGTATTGCATTTGATGTTATGCGTACACCATCGAGATTATAAGTAGAAACACCGTTAGAATTTGAACTGCCTGCAGATCCTGAAGCATAGATTTGATTGTTATGAATATAAAATGTGTAGGTACTATTGAAAGCAATATGTTCATTATTAAGTCGAGCCCCGTATCCGCCCGGAGGTTGTTCGTCAATCGTTGTGTCGGCTGGGGTAGAACTGACCTCGCTATACTCGTCCTGATATTCATCATATTCGACAAGTCGGTTGTCTATTGCCAACAGCCATTTATTGGTTAGGGGGTTATATTTGAGCCAGCGCGCGATACCCTCCTCTTGGAAATAGGGCCTGCCGTGCGACGAAAATACGGGTGTGTCATTCTCGATGATTGCAGGTTCTATCCCAAATCGCGCCTGCGCGTCCGTCAGCCCTTGCACACCAACAACGCCGCTCCCTTTCAGCAATTCAAACAACAAACGATCGGCGCGGTTATACCGAAAATTGATCTTCCATGTCGCGTCAATCACCGTCGCTTCCGCAGCAGCGGGTGCCGCCTCAAACTTGAGTATCCCGTTTTCAGTGTCAACAGCAGCGGTTGTGCCAGAGAGTGTGCCACTATTTTTAATCTCATCGACGATCGTTACCTCAGTCTCGGTGTCGCCGTCGATAATCTTTGCGGAGAGCGTTCCTGCTTTCACCGGATAAAGCCCCAAGGGAAGACGAAACCAGTATTGACCCTCAGCATAGTCCGCAGCCGCGCCGGCGTAATCCGTGATACGCCGTGTCAGCTCCTGCCCAAGACTCGGATTTACACCGAAACGCATAAGCAAACTTAAATCGCGAATTACACAGGTCGTTATTTTCGTCTTGAGCGTTTGACTGATGCTGACAATTCGACCGGCGAACTGCCATGTATCGCCGTCCCGTGTCACGGTCAACAACGCCTTCGCTCCAGAACCGGAGGGAGGGAGGCTGTTATCCGACCAGAAGCTGCCACTGATGTCAAATCTGCCTCTATTGTTGTCGAGTTGGATCTCTAAGCCCGCGGATCGGTACACGCCGAATTGCGGAAAATCGGTAGATTTTTTTACTTGCAACGGTTGCCCCGGCACGAGATACTGGGTGATGTCCTGCCCTTCGATCTCCAATGTGAGGGTGACCCGTATCTGTGTAAATGCCATAGCTCTGTCATTATCCTCGATTTATTAATCGCTGTGTCGCATGATTCAAACGATTAAATAGCTTTTCGTCGCGCCACACAAGTTCTTTGCACAGATGCTGTAATGTTTGATGCTCACTATCACAACTTGCATGGATCTCTGCTTTCCGCGCCTCGCATTCCGATTCTGTACCCCGAAACACTTCGACAGCGTTGGATATCGCTGTCGTGGCTTCGAGTATGTATGTGGCATCTCCAGCCACAGCCTCCACGCTCCATGTGACCACATGGGCGGTGTTCAGAAGTCGCCCATCACTACACTGAATGATCATCCGTCCCTCCTAATTTTTGCTAAATTTGACCCGTTTGAGGTGCGTTTGGCCACTTGTGCACCCAACACCCTTTTCACTGATGAAGCACACGATTTGGCTGTGTTTCGAGTAGACGACTTAATCTTGCCTCCGTTATCAATAGGAGATAGCAGCAAACTCCTTTCGGGACAATGGGTGGCTGCCATGGGTAATCCACTTTCGTATCGTGGCATGTTTTCTGTAGGAGTGTTAAGCCAATTTTATCCCGGCAATGCGTTAGTTCAAGATTCTGTAATGTTTTTCAGTCTTTCTACTGATAGGGGTAGCAGTGGAGGTCCCATTTTAAATATGCAAGGCGAAGTTGTAGGAGTTGTTGTTGGGGGTTATCTATATCGTGAAATGTTCACATTTGGCATTCCCACTAAATTCGTGGTACATCTCATTCTTTTTGCTCAAAACTCGTTGAATACTGCCACCACACAACGCTAACCAGCCGGAAATCCTCCCAGCCCTAACGCTATCCGCTGCGTTACTTCATCTGTGATATCATCTATTAACGTGCCGAGACCTACGATCTGAACAGGCACAACATTATCTATAGACACGACACCATTTACATCCGCCTTAACTGCTCCCTCCACCTGTGTAACCCCTTTTGTCTCCACCTCTCCCGTGACTTTCATGGCGTTTCCTTGCGGGACAACTGTGAGTGCGTCCCCCAGCGGCGAAACCTTTGTTTGTTCCCCGGCTTGCATGATAGTAGATTTCGCGTCGGCAGATAAATCAACAGGTGATTCCAAACGAAACAGAGAAGGCTCTGCACCGCCCGTAGGCAACAACGCATCCGCTTCCCCTATCATCCGCAAAATGTCAGCCTCCGCAGGGCTATAAATATTTGTTAACAGAGGCGGAAATTCATCCTCACCGCCCCTTATCGATGTTCGCACGGGGGTATGTGTAGCACTGTCTCCCGGTAAGGGTCTAGTCACCGCCTGTGGAGGCACTTCCTGCGGTGGCGGCTCCGGCACTCTGAATACATCTATAACCTCTTGGGGTACAGATACCGGCACCGTCGCCTCACCCACACCCTCAAAAGGTACTGAGGCTTCCCCGATCCCGTCAAATGGGATGGAGATTCCCTCTGGCAACGCCTCAATCGGGATTTCTGTTCCCTCCGGCAATGCCTCAATCGGAATCTCTGTTCCCTCTGGCAATGCCTCAATCGGGATTTCTGTGCCTTCGGGCAATGCCTCAATCGGAATTTCTGTTCCCTCTGGCAACGCCTCGATGGGAACTTTCGTTCCTTCAGGCAACGCCTCGATGGGAACTTTCGTTCCTTCAGGCAATGCCTCGATGGGAACTTTCGTTCCTTCAGGCAATGCTTCAATCGGAACTTTGGTTCCCTCCGGAATATCATCCACTTGTACCTTGTCTTCGGGCTCAATCTCAACGCCGACCCTTGCCTCTGGATCAACCCCCACCTCCAAATCTGCAAGCGATCCATCGAGCGCGGCAGTTAACTGCGTGCTAAAAATATCCGCTGTCTCCGGCAGGATATTGAGTGCATCCGCCAGTACATTAAAATCTGAAATGAGGTCTGCTCGTTCCGCTTCGGGGAGCGGCTGTCCTTGGATGTCGGCTACGAGCGCTTCCCTTATTCTCGTTATGAACGATTCCAAGCCCTGAAACACACCCTGCTCATCAAAAAGCCCTTCTATATCTAGTAGGCGCGTATCTGCTGGATCAATCGGTCCTGCTTGACGCAGCAGCAACTCAAGATTATCTAAGAAAGTCAACTCATCCGGTGCTTCACGCGCTAAGACCTGTTCCTCGGTCTGCCGTTTTATTGCTTCAGCGAGTTCGTTTCCGGCTGCGACGAACTCAGCGGTCTGTTCTGCGGAGAATAGTCGTATGAGTGCTTGACGGTTATCGATATAATCTTGGAGGGGTGTGTCTTCAGCAGCGCGAATGAGTCGCTCTACCGTTTCTGCATCGGTCTGTAAGAGTGCGAGGACACTTCGCAAGTTCACATCAGAATCGCGGGTGTTCTCGGCGGCGCGCTCCAGATTATGCGGGATTCCATATCGATCATATATACCGATCAATTCATTGGCTGTCAACGGTTCCCGTTGCAGCGCATCCGGAACGCCGAGGATATTCACATCAAGCGGTTGGTCCAAACTCGGCAATCCAGCTGCGAGTCCGCTTAGGTCGAATTGCGAGCCGAACTCATTGAAGTACCGCTCGCCCCTCAGATTGCCAAACTGACCGGTGAAGAGTTGCGCCTCTGTGATGCCCGGCGCGCCAAGATCGAGGTTGTCCGGTGTGTTTAGGCTTTCAAACAGTCCGCTGAGGATTTGCCGTAAAAACGGCACCGCTGCGCTGAATCCACCAATCGCTCCTGCCCCGAACGTATCGGTCAGGAAATCCACCATCTCACCTTCGTGAGACCGGAGGGATTCGAGAACTGCATCGCCGATGAGATCTGACTCAAACGCATCTGCCAATCCGCTTGCGAAATCGGAACCGACATCCCTGACAAGCCCCCGTGTAAAACGTTCGAGTTGCCGTGCCTCACGTAGTGCAGCCCGTTCGCGTGCCCGTGCATCGCGATTGTCTGCCCGTGTTCGCTCTCGTGCCGCACGGTCACGGTTGCGTTGCTGCTCGTCGAGATCATCAAGCTGTCTCTCCGTGACCCGTTCTCCCGCCTCGATGGCCTGATTCAGGCTCTCGGCATGGTCAGATTGTTCCTGTCGTAATCGCTCCTGTCCGAATTGTGCAGCTGCGCCAAGTTGTTTTCGGAATTCTACCGTGCCAACGCGTGTTCGTTCCTGCAGAAACTTCGCTTCGTTGTCTGCCAGCTTGGCGCGCTCGCGTGTTTCTTCTTCCGTGTTTTTGGCCACTTCCTGGATAGTCTTTTCCGCTGCTTCTCTACGCCTTTGCGCTATTTCAGCAAGGCGCTCATATTCATCGGCAAGTCCTTGTGCAGCCGATAATTCTATTGCCAATGCCTGTGATGCGGCTTGACTCGCGGCTTCAAGTCCGTCAAATGCTGATGTGACATCAGGCAGAAAATCAACATTTCCAAATGCAGCTTGAAATTGAGCAGCAAGCCGTTCAATTTCTTGGAAATCCGCAATCGTCTCCGCCTCATCAAACGCCTGACGGAGCACCTGCAAATAATCAACGGATGCCGTACGGAGCGCGTCCTGGAGTGTCCTGAGATTTTCGATTGCAGTCTCATCGCCACCGCGCGCTGCTTCTGCAATCTGGTTATATGTGTCAAGATCATCAATAATGGCGTCCGCAACTTTAATCAGATTCGATTGAGGCCCACGGATATCCGCACCGTCGCCGCGTAGGATACGTCCAATCCCGTCTGACGCCTCAGCCGCTTCGTTCAACTCCTCAATCGCGGTCTTCAGATTATTGACGTTGGTCTCAAACTTTTCGAGCGCGTCCGCTTCCTCGTTCGTCGTCTTGAGTGTGGTGTTGAGTCGCTCAAGCTCTGCCTCCGCTTTCTCCAGATCCGCACTCGTCCGCCGGAGGCTGCCAGACAATTCCTCAAATGCCTCGCCACTCCGCTTGATGCCACGTAGCTCATTAAACTGTGCTTCTGCACTCTCCCGTAGTTGCGTGACCCGTGCATCTGCTGCGTCCCGTGCTGCACGGATTGCTGTCGCTGATGCACGCAGTTCTGCAAGTGAGCCGCTCTCGATCGCCGCCTCGTTCGCTCTCAGAAGCTCGGTGTTCTGCGCGATGAAGGTATTGAGGTTCTTAACTTCTTCACGCGCTTGGGAGGTCGCTGCTCGCCATGCGACAAACCCACCTGCCAACGCGCCGACCGCTGCGATCGCGATACCCCACGGCCCACCGAGCAACGCTGGTAACAACGGCCTCAGGAGGAGAAGCGCACCCCGTACCGATGCGCCGGCAGTTACAATGCTCAACATCGTGGTTGCAAACGAACCGAACACCGCGATCGAACGGGTCGCACCGTCGCTATTTTCGATTGCTTTCAGGACATCTTCAAGGCTCGTCGCTGCCTCTTTTACAGCGGGGAGGAGGTGGGTCCCGATCCGTGCTTGCAACCGTTCCGCAGTGTCCTCAAGATTTTCGAGTGCGTTGCCCGCGGTATCACTAATTGTGGGCAGCGTCTGTAGCATCTCTATCAGCCGCTCACTGAACAACTCCGTCTGACGGTCTGCTTCGCCGATACTCTCATAGAATTTCCGAACATCCTCAGCCCGCGTCCCACCGAACGCTTCTCGCATCAACGGAATCACGGACGGGATACGGGTGGTGATGATCGCGAGATCTTCTTGGAGGATTTTCCCCTCAGCGTTCAGTTGCCTGAACCCGGAGATAATCGGTCTCATCTCTTGGGCGGACTGACCGGAGGTGGCAAGCGCGTTCCCAATTGCACCAATCGCTTCGGCTGCGCGTTCGCCGGACAAGCCAATCGCTTGCAACTGGGCACTGCCCTGCAGGGCTTGCGAGATATTGATGCCGGGAAGTCGTGCGACTTCGAGCAGACGTTGATATTGCGCCGTCGCCGCTTCAACGCTGCCAGAGATCGTTTGCAGGCTGACCTGTTGCCGTTCCAGTTGGACGGCAGACTCGATCTGGGACCGCGTGAAATCCTGGAGCGCAGCGTTCATCCCCACTAACGCCGCTGTCCCCACAAGCAACCCTTCGTTGAATTGCGGCATCTGCTGCGTGGGTATAGCTCTCCCCATCGCCTCGAAGCGATTCACCGCCTCGCCGAGCTGCGTATTCAGTTCTCTGATTGCTATGGAGTTATCTCTCGTATCAGAGATAAACCTGCCAGTTCCTGGGTCACGCGGTCGTCCTGGGGACATAATTGACTCCTAATACTGCTAAAAAAGGCACGTAAGACGCCGTTGGCGGGCTTATGTGCCGATAGATCAGATCATTGGTAGAGCGCGTTCAACTGCGCCCCTTCGCGCCTTATTCTGACGCCGCTTTATCGTCGTCCTTCAAGTATTCTGGCACGTTCTCACCGGGATCACTCAGCCCCGTTAAGGTGCGGATTTTCCGCCATATAAGCCAAATTGACGCTTTCGACAGACTGTCTATCGACAGTTCACCCTCATCGCAGTCGCTTTGGGCTTTCTGGACGATCTCCAAGCTCTCAACCGCTTTGCACACGTTTTCTTTTATGCCTGCAGCCTGCGCGTGCATAAGCCTTTGCGACTGATTCGCATCAAGTCCGCCGATGAAATCCTCCCGCGCCTTTGCGTCGTTCGGGTTCTTGCCCGCCTTCCGCATCTCCAGTGCCAACATCCCACCAAACCCGATCAGCATATCGGCTGCCGGGAGGGAGCGGATCTGAACCAACAGCCCGCCCTCAATCTCTATCTGCTCGGTCTTATAGTCCTTTAGGAAATCGGAGGCTGTCGCTAACCGCGGCGCATCCTGCTGCTTTTTTTCTGTTTCTGCCATCATTAATTCCTTTCTCGATAATAAAGATTTTTGCTATCATCGAAATGTCGATTTTTTGATAATAAAAAAGGGAATCAGTACCGATTCCCTCTTCTACGCTTTGCTTTTTGGCGCTCTTCTTCGAGGTATTTGTCAACAAGCGGAAAAGCCAAATGGTCTATGGACATTTGTAAAAACACACTCGTTCCTGGGTATAGATACCGTCCCGGCGAACTGCCCGCCCGTTCTGCGACGATGCAGTGGATAATAAAGTTATGCTTCGCCCGCGCGTCTCTCTGTAGTTTCAGATACAGATCCCGGAAACCTGTCAACGTCAGCAGACCACCCGCTTAACGTTTCGACCTCCTTGTGCAGTGCCACAATTTCGTTATCCGCAATCTGAAAGACAGACAGCACCCCGTCTGGGCAGAGATGCTGTTCTAACATGCTAACCGGCACCGAGACGATTGCCTTTGCAACGATTCTGCGATAGTTGTTTAGGTTACTTTCTGCAATCGCCATTCGTTGCCGCTCTGTGAGCTCTCGCTCAAACGTCTTTCGTTCCCCTGCATCTGTGGGGTCCAACCCCGCCGCCGTCATCATGGCGTTAAACGCCGACCCATAGACAGACAAGTAATCCCCCGGCGGCAACGCCTGAATCTCCACTGTGTTACCGCTGATTGGGAGTGTTAGCATCTTTCGGCTATAATGTGATAGAAACGCCTCCACCGCCGTGCCATTCCCGGTGCCTGCAGGTGGCGTGCCATCGTTGGTGTTCTGTTTCGCTTGATTGTCGAAGGCTGCTTGTTGGGCTGGTGACATATAAAGCTAATGCGTAATGCGTAATGCGTAAAAAACTTACGTATTACTCTTTACGTATTATTCCTTTCTTTATCCGAATGCTGTGGCGTTCTCTGTGTTCACAACCGTGATTTTAGCCTCTTTCACCGCTCCCTTCCGGTAAGCGGAGGCTTGGATCTGCTGCGACAGCTGACCCGCAGGAAAACTGCCGGGCATCGGGAACTGTGTTAGGCGGCAGTTCGGAAATTCGGCATTCATCAACGCGTTAGGCGCACCGAAATCCATCGACGCGCAAGAGATCATCATTTTCACATCTCGACCCCATGCGTACTGATCGAAATCGTGTGTTTCGCCTTCCTCAAGGTTGATGCGCGCATTCACCGTCACTTCGCGCTTATCCGTCTGAATCCCAGCAGGCACATACGGATCACGGGCAAACGGGTTTTCATCCTGTCCGAGATTGTGGTTGATGTCGAACCCGGCTTCACCGCACCGATAGAACTGATCGTTCAGGTAAAGCACAGTGCCCCATCCCGGTGCAACATTCCCCGTTGGACGGGTGTAGCTACTGAAGTCGGTTGGCGTGGTACCGCCGCTGACATTCTCTCTCAGGAAAAATTGACCGCCTTGGAGTGCGAAATTGAACTCATTGTATTCGCCAATCGTAAAGCCGCCCTGTCCGATCTGTACATCTAAGAATGTATTCGGAACACCGTTAGCACCACCGAGTATCGCTTCGATTGTATAAAATTGCCGCGTCTCCCCAATTTCCAACTCATGCTTATAGTATGCTGAGGCATCGCCGTCAATTTTTATGGTCGGATTCGTTCCCCCAACATTTTCAACCGTTACGCTGGCAACCTCAGAGTAGTAAAAATCACTGTTACGCGGGGTGGTCAAATCTGCTGTAACTAAGGGGATAATCTCTGTGACGGGCCGCCGACGGTTCGCATCCGATGCACTTGCGGCTTGATCATAGCCACGGATAATGATCCGCGGGTTTGTGCCGAGTGATGGCGTGCCACCAAAGGTGAATTTCAGCCGTGCGGCGTTTACGCCTTGGATGACGCCGCCGGTCACGGAACTGCTGTCCTGCAGAAAATCTTTCGGCTGCGAATCGTCGATGAAGGCGGTTATGGCTGAAGCGAACGACGCTGCAGCGAACATATTCCATGTCGTCGCATGGTATTGTGCCGAGGTCGCATCTGCGAGCATCAACGCCTCAAGCAGTGTGCCCAATCCCGAACTATCCTGCAAGATCTGAAGACTTCCTTCGCTGCGGGCTTGGCCGATAACGGGACGGTTCGGGGCGAGGCTGCCGTCGTTTAAGGTGGGCGAGCCAAAATCTGCTTGCGGTCCGATGCCGCTATCGCCGCTGGTTTGGTATACTTTCTGGATAAGTGTGGTCTGTTTGGTGCCTTCTGCTGTCTGTTTGCCAAGCAGCACAGCACCGTTTCTGCCAAGTAATATGGCCATTTTTTCTTTCTCCTATATGTTATGCGGCAGCGGGCCGTTGACAACAACATCAAACACGAAGGTAACGGACGCGCCGGCGATGCGTGGATTGTCTAAATATGTCTGTAATACCGGATGGGTCGGTCGTCCGCCTGGGCCAAAATGCCAACGTTCTACATACCAGCCCTCCGGTATCGGCACAAACGGGAAACCGAACGTATATTGATCGCTAATCTCTTTTCCGATGGCGATCAGCAGTTCTATCGCCGCCTTGCCGGTGGGTTCGGCACGGGGGGTTTCAGGGAAAAAGAGCGCGCCGGGAGTATCTGCCTTTGTCAGAATCACCAACTCAATATAGACCTGAAACCGATCTTGGTTCGGTGTTGCGTGATATTCCAACTCGCTCCAACTCGGTTGATGAAGGAAACCGTAGGGGTATTGCTCTAATTCGTCCTCCTCTGTATACCAAAAACCGCGCTCAAATGTTGCCATAACGCCGCCAGCTGCTTGTGTCCCCTCGATGGCTTCAAATAATGTGTTGTAGATTGGTCCGATGCTTTGCAACATCTCAATCCCCCGTTGCGACAATCACCTGCACCACATCACCGATGTTATTGAACCCGTCAATCTGAAAAATCTCAACACCCGTAGGCACACGCGCAAGGTTTTCGTCGCCTTGCGTCCGAAAGATGCTATCCCCAACCTCCGCTGCGGGCACCGTGTCTTGCGGAATGAATCGACTGGTGCGGAGTTGTTCACTGACCGCGACCGAGGAGCCGAGGTTTAAGCCCCACTCCAAGGCGCCTTCATTGACCATCTCAACACCGACCGCTTTCAGTTCTGAGACGCTCCGATCCGACCCCAACCGCGCCACGTCGTAAGCCACTGTGTAATTTTCGAGTCCGTAGAACTGTTGGACCGACGCCGGCAACGTCCTTGAAACCGGCAGTACACCGTACAACGCCACACGTCCCACACCGTCATAGACCGCGACCAATCCATTGTCGTAAGCGATCGCCTCCGGCTCCGTAGCAAGCACCGACGCCGGCACTGTTCCGTCCTGTGTCGAGTCACGCGCAAGCGAGGCGTTAAACTCGTAGATCGTGCGTTCACCGTCTCGGAGGGCGAGGTGGGTGCTTCCCGTCCAACAGGCGGCTTTCCAGTCCCCGCGTTCGGCCTCAGCAATCGTTATCCGTTCACGGGACTGGTATGTGCCTATCCCGTCGTATCGGAGGGCGTAATTCCAGAGCGTTCCCAACGATGTCCCGAAATTCAGCGAGCGGTACCCGGATTCATCGACCCACAGGTGGAAGGGCGGCACGAAGTTCCCAACGAAGAACGGCCTGTTCCCAAAATTACCTCCCACGCGGAAGCTGTGCAACAGTCCGCCGCTCCGACTGAACTGGTAGACATACGCATCGTCATCCGCTCCCACCTGCCACAGGTAGTACGTCCCGCCGTCGATGTATAGCCCCAACGGGGAGGTGGGTTGTGGCGAGGGCGGCGGCGGAAAATCAAAGACCTGTCCTCTATCCCCACCGTCGAGGTCGTAACTCCACACAACGCTCCGATCCCTGTCCGCGTCGCGACCGAACGCGAGGTAGAGGGTTCCCTCATCAATCTCCATCGCCGGCGTTGATGCCTCGAAGCCGGAGGGGATTGTGATGTCGATCGTTTTCAGGAATGGGTAGTCGTCGATAAATGCCATAGATCAATTCAAAATGAGTAATCCACAGTCGAAAATACCGCAGATTCGCTCTGAAGCGCGTCGCGGTAGAATTGCAGCATCAATTCACTGCCCAACGTCAGTGATAGCACCTCGTTGAGTCGCTTGCTGGTCTGAAACTTGGTCAGAATTTGATGTACGCGATCGCCTTCACCAACCAATTCGATTAAGCCCTTGATCCCAATCTCAATCTTCTGCCAATCCAACTCAGTCGCAACCAGCGCAGCAATGCTATTGCCGTGCTTGAACTGAATCCCACGCGGCGCGGGGTAGACAGCCCCAAGCCCAAGCGCGTCTAATTCCGTTTCATCGAAACCTTTGGGCAATAGTTCATCTTTTGCGGACGGCGCGCCCCACGGCCTACTATTTCGTCCTGCGAACCCGACATCAAATCTGAGATTATCCACTGGCACAGTCAATGCGAGCGCGAGGTTGGAATCTCTGCCGAGGGTGCCGAGGGTGTGTCCCTTGACGGTGCCCTCAGTGCTCAACTTCACGCCAACGGCTCTCACATCGAAAATCACCGCGCCGTGGTATTTGCCGCGGTAGATGTCTCCAGATTGGATCTGACCATCGACTTCAACACTGTACCGCCCGAAGTCGCGCTCCCACTCGCCGACTGCACCACTCGACCTTTCATCGATCACTTGGCTGAATGAAAATCCGATACGCCCCTCAGCGAAAACCTGTCCAGTCGCCAATGCTGCGAAAATCAATACTGCTAAAATGCCAAATGCCGAAGTTCGGCATCCCGAGAATCGGGACATGCGTTTCATAAGAAAATCTCCTTTTTGGAAAAAGTTGGTGGAGGGCGAGGACTTATCCCATCCCCCGGCAACTCGGCTAACCATGCGTAGCCGGTCATGGTATACCGCCGTTCACCCGTCTTTGTGGCTGCGAACCCTCCATAATGTGTAGTAAGATGCTTTGTCTCGCTCTCGGCTCCGACACGGTGCATCCCGACCGTTTGCCCTCGCGGGAACGCTATTAGGTGGGAGGGCCCCTTGGATCGGCTTACGATATAGTAAAAAATATCAGCGATCGATCATGAAGGCGAGTTTTGTCCGATGCTCACTCCCGAAAGCCCGTAGGGTATTGATTGGGAGGATACACCGGACGGGGTTATCTCGCAGCCCCTGAGTGGGATTCTACCCACTGCCTAAACGTCTTTGGTGTTTATCCGCATCCGGAGTGCTAACTCCTCGATTAACTGTTGATCTGTGAATCCTGAAAGTTCTGTTTCGACTTGACGGCGTGTCGCTCCCTTGACCGTCTCGGATATACGCTTGTTTCGCATACGCCTCCGCTTCAGCTTGCAGGCGGTAGCGCGTGTCTGTCAGGTAGTTCTTTTTGAAATGCTTGTCTCGTTTATATTGCTCCACATGAACAATCTCATGATGGATTAAAGCAACGGTAGAATTTTTCGGTTGACCGCTCTGATAATCGTCGTATCGACTCGGAGTCAAATAGATGGTATCCCCAAAGGTTGTGCTAAATCTATTTCTGCCAGCCAACGGAATGATTTTCCACAATCTGGACTTTTTCTTTATCTTATAATTCTTGAATTCATTGGTCATTTTTGCTATAATCTCCTTGTCCTTGAGGAACTCACCACCCCCGTCGCTTGGCGGGGTGTTCCTCTCCTCTGTGGTGGAGGTATAGGACAGAAAGGACAACCCCACATGAAAACTGGATGTATCTATAGGATATACAATATCCTTAATGGCAAATCTTATATTGGCAAATCAACAGACGGTGAAAGTAGAATCAGCAGACATTTCGCTCATCATTCGTCTCCAACGCCTATTTCGCTTGATATAAGTAAATATGGCAAGGAACATTTTCGCTCTGAAATCCTATATTCAGATATTCCAATAGATCAACTTGATAAAATGGAGATATTAAACATCAGATTCTGGAATTCCAGAATCCCCAACGGCTATAATCAAACCGACGGGGGTAAAGGCATAACAGGGTTCAAACATTCTGATGAAACACGCGAAAAAATTAGAGTCGCAATCACAGGCAAAAAACACACAAAGGAAGCCAGACAAAAGATGTCTGAATTCCAAAGCAACAGAACCGCTGAACATCATGCAAAGATTGTGGCAGCTAGTCGTGGCAGAACGCATAGTGTTGAAACCCGTGAAAAAATAAGCGAATTAATGCGTGGAGACAACAATCCAATGAAACGCCCTGAAGTCCGTGCAAAGTTTGGCGAATCAAGACGCGGCGATAACAATCCAATGAAACGCCCTGAAGTCCGTGCAAAGAACGCGGCAGCCCAACGTGGCAGAAAGGATAGCCTTGAAACTCGTAGAAGGAAGAGTGAATCCGCACGAAAAGCACACGCAAGAAGAAAACAATCCGCTCAATAAGTTTCTTCGGCTTCCCCCAATCCCGGTCTCCGTAGGTGCGTCGGCTTCATCTTTCTCCGCCTGAGAAGCCGTCCGAGCCAGATGCGGGCTTTCTTCGCTATCTGGTATTCCGCGAGTTCGTTAATCAAAGTGTTTCGGTTCATGCGTTTGCCTCCAGCAGCTTGTATCCGGGCGGACATCTATACCCGATTAACGTTTTATTGTCATCAAACCAACCGCGATTCAGATTCAACCTCACTGAATCACCTTGATTTCCTCCAAACAGACCATTACCGAGGACGATACCCACATGACCGCCTTTGATGATGCCGGGTCCGTAGACCGCTATCGCGCCATCGACGCATCCACATTCCGTTCCCCAATGTTCAAAGCTATCGGCTGCCGATGAACCTGTCCCTTCGATGTCACACTCGCGCATACACGCATTGATAAAATCAGCACACCACGCCTGACCACCATCATCGTCGTTTGGGTTTACACCAAGAAACTGTGTCAATTCCTCTTGGTCAAACACCTCGCTCTTGCCGTCCCATTTCTGCGCCTCGATGAGCCACGGGATCGGATCGCCCGGCGCAATAGTGACCAACTCAGGGACAACGGTTTGACCTGCATCCTCGTCCTTACCCATCGTGTCCTGGATAATCTCTACGATAAGCCTGCCGAGTTTCTCATACTTGTTCATGGCGACTTGTCTCCATTTCCGCCGCCCGTTTGCTGCGACTGGCTCTTGAAAAAATAGCTACATATCATCCCGTAGACGATCATCAGGTTGTTGAGCAAACTGCTCAAGTCTGAGTTTTTCGTGTCAAGTATCACCTCGACCGCAATCACGCCGGCGAGTAGGAGGTGAATCCCAAAAATGATAACTGTCGAATCGAAGTCCCGGTTTGTCTTGAAAAGTGCCATTTGTTATTCCTCCATCGCTAATTTCTCTGCCGAAGTTCGCGGATGTCCTCATCAATCGAGGTTATTTTTTCAAATATCCGCGTGTGGTCCTTCATGTGTTCGGTGTTGTCTTTTCTTAGGTCACTCACAAGTTTAATCAAAGTCTTATATTCGTCCTTGAGACTCGTGATTGCAACTCTGGTTAGAATTGCATTGGTAAGCAAACCTAGAAAAATCGCGGTTTGTAGGGTGATAATCCCCCATAACGCGCTACTTTCCATCATTGTTCTCGTCCCTGCCTTTCTACCGCATCAAACCCTTGTCAAGCGTCTCCCAATCGAGTTCGGTTTTTGTGCCGCCATCGTAGGGGAGCGCATGACCGCGTGAGATGAGGTATTGGGCAGCATCTATGCCGTTGACGACGCACCTGCCCACTGTGCGCCCTGCGTATTTACCCTGTTGCGGGTCTACTATCTGAAACTTAAAATCGTTTGACGAAAGCAGTTGCATCAGTGCGACCTGTGATTCGTGTGCCGCCCATTTCTCATTGGCACGACTCTTTTCACTGCGCGGTGTGCCGTCCCGTTTCTTCATCGATGCACGTTTTTCTGGGGTGTCTATCCCAGCGATACGCAAGTCGGTGACTACGCAAACATTGCCCTGCTCGATGATTATGCCGGGCCACACCTCCCCGATAGAGGAGGAGGAAGTCGGTGCTATCAGCACTTTGCAGTCCTTTATCGTATCGCCGTCGTAGACCTGTAGGGCATCCTCAATTCGACAGTCGTAGGCAAGTGGCGCGTTGGAATATACCAAGTCTGTTAGCAGATGCAGTATCAGAAACAAAGCAATAATCGCTAATAGGATAATCGCCCATTTTGCTCTATGTAATCCCATCTTGAAACGTTCCCTCCGTTCTCGTTTGATTTGGTTGCCCTTATACATCATCGTTTAACCTTCCCATAGACCGAGCATCTCACACGCATCTTGGAATCTTCTGCCGGTGTACTCCAAACAGACCGCATCAATATAGCCGCGCAGTTCCTTCCACGCGCCATCCGCATCGTCATATTCGCCCGCGTCCAAACCACGAACCCGATTACGGGATAGGATAAAACTCGCAGCATTCTTTGCGAACTCAAAAATATCGTCCGGTGTGAAATCTTTGTTTGGCGCGTCATCCCAGTTTCCCTTGATATACATCCGATAGACCGCAGGGTTATCACCGCCCGTTAGGATACGGCAAACATCTAAATAAACACTATCAAGTGCCTCACCGATGGGGTCTCCGAACATCGTTACCCGCTTATAGTTTTCATACATCCCCAACAGATGCGTAAACAGACCTTCCGCATAGTTCTCGGTTTCTAGTTCCCCAAGTGACATCTTGTGTGTTAGGATGTTCGTATCAGGAAACTCAAAACTCGGTTGGGGGCTACCTGCGTTCTTCAGCTTCTCTTGAATCTCGTCCCACTCTTTTTTTGCAACGTATGGCATGATCTACCTCCTGTTTCCTCTTTTAGATCTTGAAGGCAAATCGCCTTCAAGCCGACATGGAAGTAAAGGGTAACTTCCGTGTCGATGAGTTAGGTATATGAGGGTGGAGGTGTCGGTGTGGATACCTTCACCCCTCATCAACATTAAGGTGATTATATGAATCCCATTGTGTTCTGGATAAGTCTCATTGTATTGCTCGTTCTTTCCATCTGTGCTTTACTCATGACTCTAGGGATACTGCTATAGGAAGGGAGTCCTTTGAGCAGTGTAATCCCATTTACGTTACAGGAGAATCCCAAAATGATGAAGATATTGTTTGTATTGGCAACTCTTATGTTCTTTGTAGGCTGTGGTTCAGATGGACCCATAGTCAATCCAGTGTCCGAAAAGCAATCGATGCCCCAAAGACCAACCGACGCGGCGTCTCGATTCCATGATGAAGAAACAAACCAAGAGGAAATGCCACTTGTCGAAGATGAACCCATAGTCAATCCAATGCCCGAAGAGCAACCCATAGTCAATCCAATGCCCGAAGAGCAACCCATAGTCAATCCAATGCCCGAAGAGCAACCCATAGTCAATCCAGGGATCGATGTCGCAAAACTTCCACCAAACTTAAAAGATCTTGGACCCTGTAGAATTGGTATGACCTTAAAGGCAGGAGAAAGTTGTAGTTACATTGCAGAAGGCGAAAAAATCATCTTTTACGTCAATAACGAGAATAACGCCTGTCGCAACGGGCATAAACCTCCGGGAGAACACATAGTCTTTGGTGTAAAGGTGCGGATTAACAGGGCTCACGTCAATTTTTGTACTGATCAGCGGATAAGGCGTGATGATCTCTTTAACACCAGATTTGCTGCCGTACCAATCATTGGAGAGTGGCTTATTATAGGGGTCCCCTTCTAGCGGAGGATTATCATGATTGAATGGATTAAGGATTTCGGTCCCGTAATCACAATCGTTGTCGTGGTCTGGCAATTCCATAATAGAGTTAGCGACAAGATCGAAAAACGCTT